TACACTGGATAGGGACTCACACAGGAGGTTCCTTTGACACAACTCGACTTCTCGAAAATCCGCGAACACCCGATAGCTGAAGTCGCTTCGATGCTGGGCATCACGCTCACGCAAAAAGATGCGCAACTGGTCGGCACCTGCCCCATCTCCGGCGCTGGAAACAGAACCGCGTTCAAGCTCACCCCGGGCATGAACCGCTTTTTCTGTTTTTGTCCCGAGTGCAGGAAGCTCCCGAAGCCAGGCGGGGATTGCATCGAGCTTGTCCGCCGCTTCCGCAAGCTGACCAACCCGCGCGACGCTGCGGCCGAGATAGCCGCACACTTCGGAGCAGGCAAAGTCGCCGACAACGCCCCGCCTCAACAGGAAGTTGAGCCGTCGCGCAAGCCGGCTGACTTTGACCCGCTCGCCTACCAGCAGTCCCTTGATCCGTATCACGACGCTCTGTCGGATTTCGACCCAGGTGTCATCAAGGAGCTTGGCGGCGGGTACAGCGTCAAGGGCCTGAATCGCCAGCGTTTAGTACTCCCCATCTACGACGAAACCCGGACTATCAAAGCCTTCGTGGGTATCGCCCTGAAAGGCGAAGAACCGGACTTGCTCTACCCCAAGGGTTACAAGCCGCCGTTCTATATGGGGTGCCAGAACATCGGCGAGGGAACGCTCTACCTCTCTCCCCACCCGAAGGACATGCTCGCGGCGATGGAAGGCGGCGTGACCAACGTGCTGGCGCTCTTGCGCCCCATCACGGCCGATACGCTTGTCTGCCTGACCGCGCTGATGCGCGCGAGGGGCTGCACCGAACTTGAGTTGCTCTAACCCGCCAAACCAGCGGGTATTTTTTCGCCCCGCCTTTGAATGGGTGAGGTTGTAGACGGTTCGCCATGTAGCTTGCTACTCGTTCAGTGTGGGGCGATTTGACAGTACTCTGTATACGTTCTCTACTGTACGTCAGTGGATAACTGGCTTGCTATCGGCTTGCTATCGTATATAATATAGATATTAAAAGAATTAGTAAACAGTCGTATGTTTAATAAAGATATAGGTGTTGTGACGCGACCAGAGACAGGATGGGCAAAGGAGTGCGTAAACTGTGCGGGAGAGGGATACATCGAGGTAGCGAGTACCATCTTCCCAGACGAAAATGAGCTAGTAGAGTGCGAAGAGTGCCACGCTTCGGGGGTTGTTGATACGTTCATCGACCCTACGGACGATTATCGGGAAAGCGTATCTGTATTTTAGGCTTATGAAAGGAAATAAAGGAGAGTCAATTCCAGGCCTGGATGCCATACTCGCAAAGACAGCGTCTACAGCGGTCTGTTATGAGTGCCGGCGCGAAATACCTGTGGCCGAGTGGAGGGAGAACGCACGCATGTGTAAAAAGTGCTACGACGCCGACGGCAACTAATACCCTTATGAAACCCCTCTACATCACAGCAGCACTCGGCCTGACGTTCGCGGTCTCTATGCTCACTAGGCTTTTGATTATCAGCTCTAACTTGCCAAATGTATGACCACACACGCCACCAAAGACTGCTGCCAAAAAGCCCGCGCAGAGATGGCACAGGAAGTAGTAGACATCCTACGCGCACAGGCGAAGAAGACTACCAACCGAGAGGCACTATTGGCACTGGAAGCGGTGGAGGTGGCGGTAGAAGTACTAGTAAGTGATAATAAATAAAGAATATGAAAAAAGCACTCAAGAAAAAAACGTCTGTTATATACCACTACAAAGACGGTGTGCGTGTAGACGGCGCACCTGATACTGTGTCTGGCAATCTCTCCGGAATCCATGGCAACCTCACCTACATCCGTGGCGACCTCACCGGAATCCGTGGCGACCTCACCGGAATCCGTGGCAATATCGACGACTGTGAACTAACAGACGAAGACCGTGAGCGGGGTGTGGATATTTCGGAGTTAGTAGGGTAGCGATAACCAATAAAGATAATGACGCAAAAAACACGACTCAGACTTGATAGTGCCATCGCGACTGCGACCTTAATGCTAGCATGTGCTATGTATGGTTCCCTTTCCTCTAAGGGTGTTTTGTTGGCAAACTTGGTGCTTGCGGTAAGCGTTTTTGTATCAGAAGTAGCTGTGCTTAGGTCGTTTGACGCGAACTATGATTTTAACCCCACCCACTAACAACTAACCCCATACCCAATGAACAAACGCGACCGCACCAAACGCGCCCGCAACGCCGCTATAGCTCGCTCTCAGTCTCTTTCCCCTCAACGTCGGTCTGAGATTGCGAAGGCTGCCCGAGCTGCTCAGTTGGCGCGGAAACCCGCGCAGCATCAATCGCCCGACCACCATCCACCGTCCGAGCCGTCGCCAGACGTTCGTTGAACCCCTTAATATCCTCCAAGAGCTGCTTTTGTTCGGCAGTAGGCGGCTTCTCACGGGCACGTGACGCCTCACCAGCCAGCCGAGCATTTACCCGCATCGTGTCCAAACTGTCCGGCTTCCACGCCTCGCGTGTCACTGCGGCAGACCTGGCGTGCGGAGACAGGCGGGGTTTGCCCTCCTTGTAGGGTTTCAAATCCCCCTTGAGCGCTGTGAGCGCCACCGACACCAGGCCAACAGCGACGAACCCGAAGCCATCCCGCTTCTTCCGTCGCGGGGTAACGGGATAGAGATAAACGGACGTGGTGACGACCTTGCCGTTCACACGGCGGGAGCGCTGTTCGTAGACATATTCTCGGCCGCCGATAACCTTGATCACTCGTGCCATGTGAAACCTCCGCCGTAACCTTACAACGGTCGCCATCCGACTTCACCTGTTCTTCTTTCCTCTATGGTACGATTGGTAACGGACGTTCAACAAAGGAGAAGTCCGTTGTCGAAACTAGATAAGCTCGTCGAAATCGAGGGATATCCGTCGCTCGACGCTCTGCTTGAGGCGGTCATCATGGACAGCGTATGCCCTGGCATCTGCTGTAACCCCGACGACCCATCGTGTGACTACACCGTCGAGGTGGAGCCAGACCAGGACAGGGGCTACTGCGAAAACTGCGACAAGGGTACGGTCAAAGCTGCCTTGGTGCTCGCGGGTTTGATATGAGCACCGCACAGCTTTACCAGTCCGTCACCGACCGCATCGTTGCGGAATTGGAAGCGGGCGCCGCGCCTTGGCTCAAGCCATGGAAAACCAGCAAAGCCAACGGCACGAGCATCATGCCCGTCAACGCCGTCACCGGCAGGAACTACCACGGTATCAACGTGGTTATCCTCTGGAGCCAGCGTGACGCCAAGGGTTACGACAGCAATTGCTGGATGACCTTCAAACAGGCGAAGGAGAAGGGTGGATGCGTCCGCAAGGGCGAAAAGGCCACCGAAGTCGTCTTCACCAAGAAGCTCCGGGTTCGGGACAAGGAGACCGACGAGGAGAAGCAAATCTCCATGTTGAAGAGCTACTACGTCTTCAATTCTCAGCAAATCGACGGTCTGCCAACCGAGGCGACAACTGCCAGCGAGGAGGTCGATAACCCAGAACTCCGCCACCAACGAGCCGAGTGTTTCGTCACGGCGATCGGGGCAAACATCCGGCACGGGGGAAACGAGGCGTTCTTCGTCCCGTCGCAGGATTTCATCCAACTACCCCCGTTCGCGGCCTTCAAAACCACCGAGGGGTACTACGCCACCACCCTGCACGAGCTTGGACACTACAGCGGCCACACCACCAGGCTTGACCGCAACCTATCGGGCCGGTTCGGCACGCGAGCCTACGCAGCCGAGGAATTGGTAGCGGAACTCACCAGCGCCTTCCTCTGTGCCCATCTCGGCATCGAGGGAGAACTGCGACACTCCGGCTATCTCAAAAGCTGGGTGGAACTGCTCCGGCACGACGACCGCGCGATATTCACCGCAGCAGCCAAGGCGCAACAGGCCGCGGACTTCCTTCGGGCGTTCAGCGAAAAAGAGGAGCTGGCAGATGCGGCTTAACAAGGTGCAGCAGCGCGCCCTCCACCGAATCTACCAGGGCAACCCGGACGGTTCGCCATCCTACTGGCACTTCCGACACCGGGTATTCCCCCTCATCGGAGAGCCAAAGGTCGCCATGCTCCGCTTCTGCGGGATGGTGGTCGGGATAGAGCCAGACGGCTACACACACTCATAAGCCCTTGCAAGGGGGCTATTTTTTTGGGCATGGTTCGGCATGTCCTACGTGAGACCGACCCGAGAGGAGACCGATAAACAGGCCGGCACAGTCCTGTTTTTCTGGTCACAGTTTGAGGAAGCTGTGGAAGCGGCAGGTGGCGTTGGCGAATCTATGAAACCTCAAATTGACAGCATCAGGCATAAGTTTAATGACGGCCGATACGATGTCGCGCGTCAGGTTCTCCGAGAACGGAACAACTTCAGTCACAAGCGTCCGGAGCTGATACCTGATATACAAAGATGGGAGAGGGAGATCGTCGCACTCATCGACGAACTTTCTGCTCATGCTCCAGCTTCGTACCGTGCCGCCATTCCAGCCACAGTCTCAGCGGTCTCTGCCCCTCGCGTGGACCCATCCCCGGCGCACAGCGAAGTTGGTTCCGGCCAGCTTGGAGTGATTGTCAATGTACAGCCTACACCTAACCGCGTTACAATCGGGCGGGTGTTGATTGCGGTGGTTGCCAGCCTTGTGCTGCTGTTCGGCGTTCCAGCTATCGTCAAATATTCCGAACAATGGCGCTTCCCACAGGTTGCATCCTGGCTCCCATGGAACTGGGGTTCCAACCAGAGCCAGCGCCAAAATACCGCCTACGATGCTTACTGCTCGAGGAGCGTGATCTACCGGCTCAGCAAGGCGAATAGGGTTACCTCTATAGAGTTCAACCCCGGCGGCTCTTGCGGGTCCTACATCGACATCAAGGAAGGGGTTATCTCGTTGGTAGACGTCCATGGGAACCCAGTCGAGTTTCTGACTCGCAGTAATCTGCGTGTCAGAAAGCTGGCGCGAGGGCTTGACATAGTAAACATGGCGCCTGGTAGTAATTCACCAGCAGTCATGCTGCTGGAGTCTGAGACGGCGATGGTAGATGTTAAACTTCGACCGTAGCCACACTTGTTCCCTGCAACCACTACACATAGGCGGCGAGCTGGAATTTTCGTATGATACAATACTTATGTGAAACGCTCGCCCCTAAAGCGACACACCCCACTCCCACGCCACCAACCGAGCCTTCGCGTTGCCAAAGGTATGTCGTGGCGACGTACGCCGCTCAAAACCAGCTTGAATACTCCCGCGCCTCGCAAGCGTAAGACCAAAAGCGACCTTGCCAAAGCGAAGGCCAAACTGTGGGAGTTGTGCAAAACCATCACACGACTCCGGTACGGGAATACCTGTTACACGTGCAACAAGACCGGCCTGGAGGGCAGCAACTGGCACACCGGGCACTATGTGACCAAGAGCACCTGTTCGGCAGAACTCGCGTACGACCTGCGGAACCTCAGACCCCAGTGCTACCAGTGCAACATCAATCTGTCGGGTAACTGGGTAGCCTTTGAACACCGTCTCGTCATCGACTGCGGGCAGAGTTACGTCAACGACCTGAAGCGCCGCAATCGGGACACGAAGGGGCGCAAGTTTGACATTCTTTGGTATCAGAGAAAGGCAGTAGAGTACACCCGCCTCTTAGAATTGGGTGTACTCTCTCCCAGTATTGCTTAGGTGGACGCCACCACAGGCGCAGTTGAGGCTACCGCCGGTTCGTGAACCGAGACAGTCTCTCCTCCATCCTTGATACCCATAGAGGTATCGTAGGTGAAGTCTTCTGGAGCATCTTCCTTCCTGTCCATCTCCACGTTGAAGTGCGGGGATGTATCACCAGCGGTCTTGGTGATGGTGATATGAGTACGGGCCGTAGGCTTCTGACCCTCCTCACTCACAGTGGGGTTGGTGTTCTGGTTGAAAATTGAATTTTCCATAAAATATTCCTTTCATATGGATTTATAAAAACCTCTCGCTTCGCCTCGTATGAGCGCAGCCACGAGAGGCCTGCAATGTGCCCCATTTCGCCCATAATGTCAACATAAAAGATTAAATTATATAATTTTGGACGTTATAGAATGTATCATCGAACCGAGCGGCCGGGAGGTCATTGACCGTGGTATAATGGCAACACACCCCGGTATGCTTATCTCGTTTGAAAAACCCCCGATCTACGACGAAGCGGTCAAGCACTTCGCCATCGACCCGAAGCACACGGTCTTCACCTACGGGGACACCCTCTACAACCCCGGTGGCCTGTTCATCTCGGAAGACCTCTACGTCCACGAGGAAACCCACGCCCAGCAGCAAGGCCACGGTGAGGAAGGTGCGAAGGTCTGGTGGGACCGCTACCTCACCGACCCACTGTTCCGTGTGGAGCAGGAAGCAGAAGCCTACGGTCGCCAGTACGCCTGCATCTGTCAAAAGGTCAAAGACCGCAACAAGCGGGTGGTACACCTCAACGCCCTCGCCCACATCCTAGCCGGACCACTGTACGGGAAATCTATATCACCAACCAAGGCTATGAAGATGATAAGAGAGGCATCTGGTGTGGTAGCCTAACGGTATATGGCGAAGAAGAAGGACAAGGAGGAAACGCCCGACGCGGTTGAGGAGGAACTCAATATCAAGCGCGAGCTTTTCTGCCGGTATTACACACAGAACGACGACACCTTCGGCAACGCGACACTTTCATATGGAGAGGCTTTCGGTTACAAGCTGGATGAGCTTCCCCAAGACGATGAGGTGAGGGATTCAGAGGGTAGAATCATCGAGGCCAGCAGCTACGACAAGGCGTACAAGGTCTGTTCAGTAATGGGCCACAGGTTGTTAAGAATCGCTAGTATCCAACGACGAAATGTTGTGTTGTTGAACGAGCTGCTCACCGACGCCACCGTAGACAGCGAGCTGGCCAAGGTCATCAAGCAGAACCACAAACTGGACCCCAAGGTCGCGGCAATCAAAGAGTTCAATAAACTGCGGGGCCGCATCATCGACAAAAGCAAGGTTACGCAAGTGCAGAAGCTGGACATGGACGATATCCGCGTCCTGATCAGTGTGCTCCCACCAGAGCGCCAAGATGAATTTTATGCAACCATCACCACCATCCTTGCCGAAGCAGATCAGCTTCGAGGAGGCAGCGCGAAAGTTCCGGGCAGTAGTTCTGAGCGACCCAGCGTCAATCCGGCGTAGGTTCGGTCAAAAGCCTATCACCCTGCTGCGCCTCATCGCCCCCTCCATCCGCTTCCCAAAGAAGCTCCGGGTCATCTTCGCCTGTCTGTGGTTACAGCAGGATATGCAAGGCCGACCGGCGACGCGGTTCATCATGAAAGGTCCGCGTGGAGGGGGGAAGAGCAAGATGCTCGGGGCGCTCGGCTTCGTGAAATGGTACCTGGAGCTACGCAACCTCATCGACATGGGTGGTTCGCTGGAACAGGCCCGAGGCGTCTACAACTATTTCACCGGCCACATCTTCGCGTCCGAGGCAATCGCCGCATCGCTCCCCGAGGAGCCGACCATGCTGCGCACCAAGACCGACAAGGGAAACTACTTCCGCGCCGTCGCCGCCTCCCAGAAACAGGTGCGCGGCCCTCACCCGGACAACCTCTTCATCGACGAGGCATGCGAGGTGAAAGACGAGCTGATCCTCTCCGCCATGCCGATGGTGGACAGCTCCCCCACCCCGTTGGTCGTGATGACCTCGACCTTCCACAAGATATTCGGCCTCTTCCAGGAGACATGGGACCGAGCAGATGACCTGGGATGGGCGCGACTGTCCTGGGACGCGTTCGACGTGGTCAAAGCGTTCGACCCGGCGATCTGGGACGATGCGAAGCTCAATCGCGAGATACCTGACCTGGCACTCCTCAAACAGCGGGCAAAGGGCCGTAACGGAGACCCAGAGGGGTGGATACCGGTGGCCAACATCATCCAGGCATGGCGCGAGAAACCCAGCATCGACTATTTCGACGTGGAGTACATGGGTTCCCGCCCATCGGCAGAGGGGATGGTCAACGACCCCGAGGACGTGGACGCCTGTGTCATCCCCGAGCTTGGCGAATATGCGTATGTGCGCGGCGCCGACACCGCTGGCGGGCTGGACTGGGGCTTCCAGGGTATGACGGCGTGGGACCTGTTTATGGCCCACAAGGACAATGTCAAAGTCCAACTGGAGAGCCGGTCGTGGAGCCAGGTGCGCTCCGGCATCATCATCGCGGACATCGTCGAGGACGTGCTCAAGTACCGCGTCGCCACGATACACGCCGACGCCTCCCACCCCTTTGAAAACGCCGACCTCCGCGCCGCCATCAAGAAGGCGATCGACGCCCTGCCCGACCATGAGAAGTTTCGTTGTTCGCTTATCGAGGTGCCATTCGGCCGACCGGTGCAGATCGCCGAGAAGGACGGCAAAGACGCCAAGCGCGAGGTGAACAAGAAGCAGGGAACCGAGAAGGAGATGATGCTCGGTAACTACCGCGCATACATCTCCCGCAGACTGATGCGCATCCCTGTCACATTCAAGGTGGCAATCTGGCAGCACAAGCGATACCGATACCAAAAGAACAGCGAGAAGCCTGAGAAAGAAGACGACCACCACCCGGACGCAACCATGCTCGCGCATCGTCGTTGGCCACTCGGGAAGGTAGTAAGTCCACTTCCGAAAGAGAAAGAGAAGCGAGATATCCACAGAACCATCACTGGTGGACTGCTTGACGAGCAGTTTTAGTACTGTGCGTGCTATGATGGCGGTATGCAATTCCTCGGATATGAGGTGAACCTCTCGCGCACCGCAGCGGAACCTGCGTCCAAACCTAAAACGAAGAAGGGTTTGGAGATAGGTGACAGCGGTACTCGCATACTCGATGGCGTCGTCAGCGAGGAATACAATTCGAAACTCCTTGGACAGAAGGGCATCGAAATCTACGACGAGATGCGAAAGTCCGACGCATCGGTAAAGGCGGCACTGTCCGCCACCACGCTACCCATCCGCGCCGCCACTTGGTACGTGGAACCCGCCAGTGACGAGGCCAAAGACCAGAAGATTGCCGAGTTCGTTCAGAAGGCACTCATGGAGTGGCAGTCGATCGAGTGGGAAGACCTGCTGCGCCAGGCGCTTCTTTCCCTCCCGTTCGGATACATGGTGTTCGAGAAGGTCTACGCCACCCACACGGACGGCGGAAAGACCTACATCGTATGGGACAAACTCGCACCCCGTATGCCCCGCTCGATCCAGAAATGGGCCATTGGCAGTGGTAGTGAGCCTGGAGTGACGCAACGAAAGAGCGACGGTACCATAGTTGAAATACCGATGGAGAAGCTGGTCGTCATCGTCCATGAGAAGGAGGGAGATAACTGGGAAGGTACCTCGATACTCCGCCCTGCCTACAAGCACTGGTACATGAAGAATACGTTTTACAAGATAGACGCTATCGCTTTTGAACGTCAGGGGTTGGGTATCCCGGAAGCAGAACTCCCCGAAAACTACACCGAGGCTGACCGCTCAACGGCGGAAAACATTTTGAAAAACATGCGCGCCAACTCACAGGCGTTCGTCATTCGACCTGCTGACTACAAAATTGGTTTCATCGACATGAAGGCCAAGACGACCCGCGACCCGTCGTCCTCTATCGCCCACCACAACCGCGAAATCCTGAAGTCCGTCCTTGCGCAGTTCCTGGACCTTGGCTCCGGCGCAGAGGGTGCAACCGGCAGCCGCGCCGTGTCGCAGGACCACTCGGAACTCTTCCTACAGGCGGTCTCGGCCGTGGCTGACACGGTCGCCAACGCCTTCAACAAGCAGGCAATCAAGGAACTGGTGGACCTCAATTTTGATAACGTCGAGAAGTACCCGGTTCTCACCTACACCAAGCTGGCCAAGGAAGATGTGGCCCAGATATCAAGCGCATACCAGACCCTTTCGACAGCCGGCGCCATCATTCCGACCGACAACGACGAGCAGTACTTCCGCAACATGCTTGGATTGCCGGAACGTGACCCCGACGAAGACCCGGGTCGTAAGCCGGAGACGAAAGAGGACATTGACCCCGAGGACACCGCCAACTCCAAGAAACCGAAGGCCGACGACAAGGAGGAGATGAGCGAGCTCGTCTCGTGGCTAAAAAAAAACTCTGACCGGCAGTCGTTCGCCGAGGACGGCACATTCCACCCCTACCGCAAACTGACCTTCGCCGAGGAGAAGGTCGATTTCGAAGCCCTACAGCGCCAAATGGACAAGCTGGAGGCGGACTTTGACGTACGCACCAAGGAGCTGCTGCATAATGCTCGCACTGAGTATATGCGTGCCATGACCAAAGCGGCCCTGGCAGGAGATACGCGGGGCATCAAGGAAGCCACCCTTAAGGTGCAGTCCGACTACGCCCGCATCATCAAGCAGGGCGTGACCTCTGCCTTTGCCTACGGCAAGACGAACGCGGCGAAGGAGATGGGGGTCGAGGCACCTGCCAACCCCGCTGACATCCTGCGCCAAATCGACATTCAATCCGACACCATCGCGGACAAGCAGATCGCGGAGATCGTGGGCGACAGCAAGAACGCCTACGTCCAGGCGCTCAACAAAGGCACATCCATCCCGGTTGCCCTGGCAGCAGCGGATGCAGCAGCCCAGGCGGCTATTGACGCCCTGACATCAGACGCCAGCGCCATCCTCATGGCTGGGTATATCAACCACGGGCGCAACACCGTGTTCACGAAGAACGGAGACGACATCCACGCGCTCCAGCGTTCGGAAATCCTCGACACAACCACCTGCAACTTCTGCCTCTCGGTGGACGGGCGCGTGCTGGACAAGGGCGACAGTTTCACCAAAAATACCTGCTTCCACTCAAACTGCCGTGGCATCTGGGTGGCTATCAAGCTGGACGAGGCCGAGTTACCGCCCATCGGAGGCGTGCCGAAGGCTATCCGTGACAGGTTCGGTGATGCGGTGAATGATTTGGTACAGCCCAAGAAGCCAATCGTGCGCAAGGATGCCCCTGCTGCGAATGAAGCGAAGCGGCGAATCGACAAACAAAATGAAAAATCGAGTTGAGAAATATCTCCGGTTTGACCACATCGGGCGGTCTAAAAGTGGACTGACCCAGGTTTGGCAGCTCACTGACCTGAAGTATGGTTGCGCATGTGGTTACGTCCGTTGGTATGGTGGTTTTCGAAAGTATTGCTTCGATCCGCTGGACGGCTCTCTCTGGGACAGCGACGCATTGCTCATGATTGCCGAGTTCCTGGTAGTTCAAAACAAGGACCGTAATAAACAGAAGCATAATAGCTTGTCACACGCAAAAGATGTCTGAGTCTTGTACGTCGGAGAGTGGCGGCCAGCGAGACGGATCTTCTAGGTACGCCCGATCGCAGCAGACGTGTAATGCATTCAATGGAACAGGATCATAGGAGACGATTGACTCACTCCTACACGCGACGTCTAGCGCGATCTGCTCCTTAGATACCATTCGGCAATCTTTACGCAGGATACCTGCAAGGTTCCAGCCGAGGTTGTAGGACCAATCCAGTCCAACCCGAGTGGGCAATTTGCAAGCTGATATGGCTAAGTGCATATGGGGTCCATCATGGGACCCATGAGGAATTAATTTCGATCCCTGCGGACGCAGACACACTATTTTGTTTCCATCCTCACCAAGCAACCTCAATACTAAATTGTGACACCCCGACACTGGCCTGGGCTTTAACCCGGTCCTACGAATGCAATCAATATTGCTCATCGGGGACACGTGGATAAACCACTGAAATTTAGCCGCGAGTGCAGCGCGGACGCGACACATATCGCGTAACAGTTCCTCGTGAATGTCCACCATGTCCTCCACTTATCAACACCCCACACAGCCAGTCTCGTCCTGCGGGGCGTATGATAGAAGACATGAAGCAACCCAGCGATAGCAAGAAGCGAATCGCGTTCCCCATTCAGCTCTTCAACGAGAGCGGCTCGGGTGTTGCTATCCCGGATGAAATCCACATCGTGCCAACCGGCAAGTGGGACCATCCGGTGTACGGCGAGATGGAGATCACGTCGGACGATATCGCGGAGTTTCACAGGAACTTCAAAGATGGTGTCCGCCTCGACCTCCGTATCACCGCAGGGCACGACAATGGCATGTCCGGCGGCGAATTGCCGGCAATCGGATGGTTCAAGGAACTCTACGACCGCGGTGTGAAGGGCCTTTGGGCGTACGTGGAGTGGACGGACGAGGGCAAGAAGCTCCTCACCGACCGGGCGTTCAAGTACTTCTCCCCCGAGTTTTACCAGGTCTATCAAGACCCGGAGACCGGAGAGAAGCGCGAGAACGTGTTGGTAGGTGGGGCATTGACCAACTCACCCTACTTCAAGGAACTCACCCCGGTAGTAGCGTTCAGCGAACCCAGCATTATGAAGCAATTTAATTCCCAAACTATGGATATCAAAGACATTGTAGCCAAGAAGCCAGAGGAACTCTCCGCAGAGGAGAAGGCTTTTCTGGTGGAGCACAAGGGCGAACTGACCGACGAGCAGAAGATCACGTTTGAAAGCGTTATCCCTGCGGAAGGCGGTGAGGACGAGGGCGGCGAAGGAACCGGGGACGGCGCTAAAGAAGGCGACGGCAACGGTGAGGGCGCAGCACCAGCACCAGTGACGGCATCAGAGAAGAACAAGGGAAAAGTTATCACCATGTCCGAGGCCGAAGTGGTCGCCTTGAAAAAGGCAGCCAACGACGGTGCAATGGCATTCGCCGAGGTTGAGAAGATGAAGCTCAACGCAGAGGTTGATAAATTGACCTTTAGCGAGAGCAACAAGGAAGGTCGCATCCTGCCTAAGCAAAAGGAGGCCGTGGTAGCCTTCATGTTCTCACTCGACGCAAAACAGCGTGACCAATTCCGCAACATCATCAACAGCCTGCCAACGAAGCAAATCTTCGGTGAGTTGGGTGACGGTGGCACAACCGCGACCACGCTCGACGGTGTAGCGAAGGAAGTCCAGGACGCGGTGCAGGGCGAAATCAAGGCGTCCGAGGGTAAGCTCGACTACTCTAGTGCCCTGCGCAAGGTATATACAGAAAAGCCAGACCTCAAGTCCCGCTACGAAGCTGCACTTGCAGAATCCCAAGGTTAATCACTAACTAATCATCATTATGTCAACAGAAAACATCGGACACCTCTTCTCGCGCGAAGCAGGCGAGGACATGACCGCGAAGCAGCACTATATCGTTCAACTCTCTGCAACCGGCCTCATCGAGGTAGCTGAGGGTGCAACCGACCTCATTGTCGGCGTTCTCCAAAACACCCCGAACACTGGCGAGCAGGCAGTGTACGCGTTCAGTGGTGTCGCTAAGGTGAAAGCAGGTGGTGCCATCAACATCGGCGACTGGGTAACCACAGACAGCGCAGGTAAGGCTATCGCCACCACTACCGACGGTAACATCACCATCGGTCGCTTTATCGGTACCGCCGCAGCGGCAGACGGCGACCTCGCAGAAGTGCAGCTTAGTGTCCAACACCTCTATATCGCGTAACTTAACCCCTAACTACTAATCTCTATGACTAACCGTTACCAAGGCGTAGACCCAGTCCTGACAAACGTCTCGATAGGCTACCAAAATTCTGCATACATCGCAGAGACCCTTTTCCCATCTCTCCGCGTCTCCAAGCAATCGGGCAAGCACTTCATCTACGACAAAGGGAAATTCCGTGTCACCGACAACGAACGTGGTGCGGGTGCTCGTTCGCACGAAACCACGCTCAGCCTCACCACGGGGTTGCCGTACTTCTGTGAAGACCACGCTCTGAAGCAGTTCGTGACCGACGAAGATGTTGACGGCGCTGTCCCACCTATGGACCCATTCCAGGACGCTACCGAGAACGTCACCGAGCAGCACATGGTCGCTCGCGAAGCTGAACTTGCAGCATCACTCACCAGCACGAGCGTGTTGACACAGTACACGACGCTGTCTGGCACCTCACAGTGGAGTGACTATAGCAACTCAGACCCTATCGGCATCATCCGCACCGGTAAGCAGACCATCCACAGTGCTATCCACGTTGACCCGAACGTTCTCGTGCTCGGCAAACAGGTGTACGACAAGCTCGTAGACCACCCAGCCGTCATTGAGCGCGTGAAGTACTCACAGCTTGGCGTGGCGAGCCCTGAGCTTTTGGCCCGCCTCTTCGACGTTGAGCGTGTTATCATCGGTGCAGCCGGAAAGAACACCGCAGTTGAAGGCCAGACAGACGCTATGGGCTACATCTGGGGTAAGAACGCAATCCTTGCATACGTTAATCCACGCGTTAGCCAGAAGATGATAACGCTCGGTATGACCTACCAGTGGAAGGACCGACAGGTTGAACGCTTGCGCGGTACAGACGAGGAGGACCGCAAGGGAACCTACGTCCGCGTTGGTAACCACTACTACGACCAGAACCTTGTATCTGCATCAGCAGGGTACCTTGTGACCGCAGCAGTAGCCTAAATTAACCAGCCCCTTTGGGGGCCTGGACGGTTGCATGAGCAATTGTGCACCAGTCCAGACCCCCGAGGCTAATCAACATCACCCTATATGGCAGAAGTTTATCGAAAAGACATTCCCGTCATCGCGCCTGAGTTCCAGGTGGCGAACAAGTCGGGTGTCACACGCACCAAGCGAGAGGGTACGGTGGTTCGAGAGATCGCAGTGGCGACCTTTGATCCATCGGCCAACACGGCAGAGCGTCCCATCGCGGCGTATGGCCTCGGCGTCTACATCCCGGACAATGCGGTCATCACCCGCGCGTGGGTGGACGTGGTCACTACGTTTACCTCGGCAGGAGCCGACGCAGGCACCATCGCACTGCACGTCCAGGCTGCCGACGACATCGTTGCAGCTATCGCCATCTCGGACGCATCAAACGTCTGGGACGCAGGTATCCACGGCTCGAAAATTGGCTTCCCAGCTATTGCCGGTAGCACCGCATCGGATACGGCACTCGAAGTCGCCGCATTGTTCGCCGCTTCGATGCTGAAAACCACGGATGTCCGCGAGATCACCGCGACGGTTGCTACACAGGCACTCACCGCCGGAAAACTGAACGTGTACTTAGAATATACAATCTCTGACTAGCTATAAGCGATTAAATTTATGCAATATCACGTACTAGGAAACCTCAACCACAACAACAAAGCGTATACACGCGGTGATGTCGTGGAATTGGAGAAAGGTTCACAGGCAGCGACGAACCTTCTCGACGCAGGTATCATCTCCAAAGACCCGATACCCGAGGTCGTTGTCCCACAGAACCGCGAGCTCGTCGTGGAGAAGGGTCAGAAGCCCGAAGTTGGCGGCGCACCGCTTGAAACCGGCGAACCATCCATCGACGGTCGCGACGATCAAGGTTCATCCAGCGAGGCAGAGGACATCACCCCCGTCGTATCGGAGAAGATGACCCGCCAGGAGCTTGAAGACCTGGCACGCGAGAAGGGCATCGACGAGAAGGAAATCGAGGACGCTCCAAACAAAGGCGTTCTTGTGGACCTCATCACCAACGCATCTGAGCCTGAGGAATCGGAGCCAACCGACGAACCCGAGGCAGACCCATCCGCTAACCTCTAACATCATGATTAAACGCTACAAGTTATTCGTCCCTGTGCTCGCACTGGTGGCAGTGATGGGGTTTGGTAACGCTGAAAAGGCGCACGCGAACCCGTCTGCTTACGCTGTGGCCACCTCGACGAGCGCTGCGACCACGTCACCATCGTATATGGGCGCTGGCACCGGCACGACCACGACACCCACCTACGACGCCTACGCACAGACCGTGAGCGGCGGCGCGACGTATCGGGCCGACTTCGCAGGTATGCTCATCCGGTTTGCTGCCTCATCGACCGCAACCACGCTCAAGGCGACCGCGGAGTATTCGCACGACGGCATCGACTGGTACCGCAGCTTCGTCATCGACCCGAACCAACCAGCCACCACGACCGCGCCTGTCTTCAACCTGGCAAACCCGTTCTCATTCTCCTGGACGTTCGCATCATCCACGATACAGGGGGCAGGACTGACCAACGCGAACAGCGCCACATCAACGGCAGCCGTGCTTGTCCCCACGCCGTTCCGCTTCACCCGAGTGGTGTTCTCCATGACCGGCGGCAATGGCGCGGTATGGGCGCAGTTCATCCCGATCAAGGAGCAGCGATAGGCCAAACACTGTATGGCGCTCGACCCAACTACCAACTTTGCGAAGTGCACGGTCTCGACCGGCTATAGCGCCGCTGATTTGTCAGTGGCGCTTTCTGCTGGTGAAGGTACCAAGCTCCCACAACCATCGACCGATGGGGCCTTCAACCTGGTTTGGTGGAATTCCACAGACTACGGCGACCCATCAGATGACCCAAACGTAGAAATCGTCCGCTGCACTGCACGCTCGACTGACACCCTCACGGTGACGCGCGCGCAGGAGGGCACCTCGGCATCCACGAAGAACACCTCTGGCAAGACCTACAAGATGATCCTGGCGGTGACGAAAAAGATGATGGACGATATCACCACCCAATTCTTCCTCACCGAAGACCCAACCGGCGACGTGGACGATACGAACGCAGATTTCGTCTTCACTGCGAAACCCAAGGCTATCGTCGTAACCGGCCGTACACTGCGGGAAAACAAGGGGTGGACGTGGAACAGCGGTACATTGACCGCGACACTGACAGACGGGGCTGTTGGCACGGACGGGGATATTTTTGGCATAATATAAATCCATATGAAACAAACGCTTGCAAGGACATTCATCGTAACACTGCTACTCTTCCCTTCCTTTTCCTTGGCAGCGCCTATCAACGTCAATGGCGGCGGCACCGGCACCACGACCGTATCAAACGGCGCCTACCTGGTGGGAGGCAGCGACCCACTGCGCCTGTCGGCCACCACATCCCCTACTGCTGGCATCTTCACCGCAACATCGACCACGGCCACTTCGTCGCTCCCCCGCCTTTCCGTATCAACGGCGATAAACCTACTTGGCGAGTACATCACCAACCTGACGACCTGGGTGCGCGCGAAGGTTGACGCCTATCTGACCGGAGACCAGGGCATCACCTACTCCGCAGGTTCGCTGTCTTTCGATTGTTCGGAGGTGGAGGGCACCGGCATCGACTGTGTGGGCGAAAACATCACCCTGGACGCCACAGGAGCCTGGACAGGCACCTTTGACGGGCTGGAGGGCACTGCCTACCTGGCACGAGCAAACCACACCGGCACGCAGGATGCATCGACGGTGACCGGAGGCACGTTCGGCTCCGGCTCGTTCATCTTCCCCTCGGGTATGACATCCCTGGCATCCACGACCATCGGCAACGGCACACAAACAGGCGGTCTAACGGTATCAGGAGGGGCGACGACGACAGGGAACGCGTATTTCGCAGGGAATATAGGTGTAGGTGTAATCTCTCCTGGAAGAGATTTAGAAGTACGAGATAAAGGCGGCTCTGGTGGTGGCGTGCGAGTAACACATAACAGTATTTCCAGCCGATTTATGGAGATGCTGTATTTTTCCAACACGTCGAATGCTGCCATAAATTTCACAACTGGAGGGAATTCTGCGCGCGGTATGGCTTTCCAGTATGAAAATACAGAAATAGCCAAGCTTCTTGGTGACGGGAGCCTCGGTCTTGCTACCACCTCACCCTTCGCTAAGCTTTCGGTATCCGGAGCAGCAGGAGGTACCGCTGCATTATTCGCGGTATCGACGTCTACGTCCGGTTTCGCTACCTCAACGGCGTTCATCATCAACGCAAGCGGTAATGTTGGTATCTCGTCTCCTGCTCCGACTCATTCCCTCACATTTGGCAATACCTCTACTGGTATAGCGCTCTACAACACGGCGGACCAGGTGACGAACTATGAGCGTGTACACATGTATTGGACGGGCAATGAGTTCAATATAATTAATGAAAAAGGTGGATCTGGTGCAGACAGAAGTATCTTAATGACGACAGGAAATGTAAATGCTACCATTTCGTCGGCAAATTATACGATAACTCGCACTACCTCTAATACCGCATTCACGAGCGGGTTGTTCCGAGTTACAGGAACGTGGTCTCAAAGTTCCGCTGTTGTAGCTGGTATAGGTATGACGAATACGATAAATCAGTCAGGCACCGCCGGTTACACTGGCCTCCTCATCCAACCAATTGAAACTACTCTCGGCTCCGGTGTGAAGAACCTCATCCAAGCTGGCACCTCTACCGCCACATCCCTCTTCACTGTGTCCAATACCGGCATCACGGGCATCGGCACAACCACCTTCCCCGGTATGTTGGGTGTCGGAACTTATGGCTCTACCAACGGTACCTCTACCATCTCCGGCGGCAAGCTCCAGTGGGACGGCTACAACTCGGCAGGGTCGCGAGTTTGCACATTCATCGTTGGAACCACGCTTACCATCGTGTCAGGTTCTTGCAACATTTAACCCTCTAACGAACCACTATGAATACACAAGAAGCTACCGACACCCTCACCACAGCATCTCAAAACCTCGGTGCGCAGATTACCTTAGCCACCACCCAAAAGGAGGCTTTTGACATAGCAGTTGCGCAACTAAAGGGCCTACTCGACACACCATCAGCGGACCTAGTAACGGCGAACAGGACAGCTGAAAATCTTACAGCTGAGCTGGATGCAGCGACGGCAGTTATCGAGACACTCACAACAGAGAGACACTCCCTTACCGAGATACTCAACCTCAAAGAGGAAGAACACGCAGGCATTATCTCGGCTAAGAACCTTGAGCTTGAAAACGCGATCGCACGCATCGCGGAGCTTGAGGCACAGTTGCGTGTCAAGGAGCCTGTGCCAGCCGAAGAAGGCGGTGGGGTTGGGTAGGTCGGTGTGTCGCGCCTTCTCCGGTAGTTCCCGTCGCACCGGCCACCTTGCAGATTGATGATGCCGTTGTTACCGTACTTTATGGACTCCCCTATCGGCTCGGCGCTACGAGCCAGCTGGCTATGATTTTTGTCAACCCGATCGTGGTTGGAGAGCGAAATGCTGCGGATATCGATGTTGTCCCTCGCGCTACTTTGCATAGCTTCCGATGCTTTCGGGCAGGGCCGTTCCGATACCGAAGCGGTACAAGCTATTGAAAACATCTGGAGTACTAGGAATTTTTATAACGTGACCTACGGCTATGTTGAGATCGTAGGAGGCCCTGCTGGAACGGTGACCGGCCGCTGCGGTGATTCCCGCATTTCCGAAGGTCATTTTAAAGTTATACAGGCGGCCCAACAAGTCGGACTTGTGACCATCGGGATGGATCAGTCACAACAGCAATTTAATAGAGGGCAGAGCTTTTCATGGGATCAACTACTTGCCCAAACCACCCAAGGCGTCATGAACAAAGCGCGTGTTTCGCTGACCCCATTAGGAATGGAGATTGACCGGTCCTCACTCCCGCCAGACATCCGACTTCAAAATTGCTTACGCATTAGTACAGGGACTTATAAAATAAACACAGTTGTGAAAAGTGAGTCCTATAAAAAGGGTGTTAACGATTATCGAGTGCTATTTATAAATTATACCGTAGAATACAATCCGCAATTTCATAAAATCGTAACTCTTCTTGGATCAACATATGAGAAAAATAGGAAGGCGATAGTACTACTTCGATTTGATCCATTTCAAAAGAATTGGAGTATGATTGCGTTCGACACGGCAAATGCGAACAGTCCATTCACTACTAACCATGCGAGCACGGCTTTGGAGGCAGCGAAATAGCCAAGAGACCGATATAGGGTAGCGCGCGCTGAGCGTGATACGATAAGGGCATGATTTACAGCGGCGCATACGGCTCGGCAGCATATGGCAGCATCCCAGCTATTATTCGAAAGCGAAGTGGCCGCGCTTCTGTTGTTTTGATGACCACCAACACGCCAATAGCGTTGACATCACGAGCGCATGATACAATTCTTGTATGAGAACACTCCAGGCGGTAACAGAAGACTTCGTCAAGCTAGAACGCTCAACCCTCACGGCCGCAGCAACGGCGGGTTCCAGCGTGTCACTGACCCTGGAGAACAATGATGGGTTCACCAACCTGGATTACGTCGTTATCGGCCACGAGGGGAGTGAACTAGCGGAACTCCAGCAAATCAACCAGGTCGTCACCGCAGGCACGGGCATCCGTGTCGCGACGCTGAAATTCAACCACGCCGCCGGAGAGCCGGTCACTCGCTACCGCTACAACCAGCGGAAATTCTACGGCTGTGCGACCGAGACAGGGACGTACGTGGAGCTGACCAGCGAAGGCTCCCCCAAAGCTATCCAGGCGGACGACCCGCAAGGGACGCTCTTGGAGTACACCGGTTCAACCTATCTGTATTTCAAAGCCACCTACTACAACTCCCAGGGGGCCGAGGAGACGGACATCGACGACGCCAGCGCGACGAGCGGCGACGAAACCACCCGGTACACCTCATTGTGGAACATTCGAAAGCACGCGGGACTGGCAGGCAACCCATTCTATTCAGACCTGCGGATCGAGACGAAGCGCAAACAGGCCGAGAACGAGATAAACAGCGTCATTTTCGCCAAATACACCCTGCCACTGGAAGAGGTCCCCGCACTTCTCTCCCAGATATGTGAACTCCTGGCCGCTGGGTACATCGACTTCGAAGAGTTTGGGAAGGACGGCGAGGGCGTGAAGTGGCTCGGCGAGGGCCGTGCGCTCCTCAAGGCTATCCAGAAAGGTACCCAGGTGCTCATCGGCGCTGACGGCACGGAACTCGCACGACGGTCGAAGGTAGGAGTGCTGGACGGGTATCCAAACGACGAGGACACCGACGAGGCGCACTTTTCCATGAGCGACCGCTTTTAGGGATATGGCTGACTTCCACCTTAGCTGGAGTATCCAAGGCGAGACCCAACTGTCGCGCGCGCTGCTCGGGATGGGGAACAGGCTACGGGATTTCAGTGAGCCGTTCGGCGAGGCCGCCTCTGTCCTGACGGTGATGTTCTCCAACGAGGTATTTGCGACGCGCGGCGCAATCATTGGGGAGAAGTGGAAGCGTCTATCGCCCTACACCGTGTCGCAGAAAGCCCGGAAAGGATATCCATCGGACCCACTCATCGCGACCGGCCAGATGCAGCGCAGCTTCCAGTCTATCGTGTCCACCGACCAGGTGGTCATCACCAACACGGCAGAGTACTTCAAGTACCACCAATCCAACCTACCCCGCGAACGCATCCAAAGACGCGTGATGATGAAAATCGCCGGACGGCAGCGAGAGGCAATCGTCAAGATATTCCAGCAATTTATTAGGCAAGCCTTGTCATAACGTATGCAACCTTACGCGGACCCCCTTATCACGAAATACATCGACCTCATCAAAGCCTCTACCGGCGAGTTCAAGGTGTTCTACCAGGGTGAACCTATTCGTATCCCCGCATCTATGCTGCCGTGCTGCATCATTTCGAAGCGCGAGACGCTTGTCGGGCCACACACGAACGCGGAAGACGTACATAGTGTGGGGCTGACACTCACGGTCATCACCGACATCCGCAGCGAGTTATCCACAGCGGACGCCTCGGAAAACACGGTCGCCGGCATCGCGAAACTCTACGACATAGTGGAGGGCCGGAACGCTGACTACACCCTCAAAAGCACCTCAATCCTCGACATTTTGCGCTCAAATCCCTTGGTAGACGCCACCTACGGCCTGCGAACCGACCTCGCCACCATCACCCGCGTGGACTACGGCCAGACCCTCAGAGACCGCGCCCTGGAGCAGTGGTCGATAGAAGCGCAGGTGAACTTCGTTGCGCACTTTACTCAAAACAGGTGATACACTTAGCGTATGAAAGCCACGAGCACTATCTCTATAGATTTTCCAAAACTAGCGTGGGGTATTAACGCGGGTGCAGAACGCGAACTACCGGAGAGCCCAGAGGCGCAGGCTATCATTCTCGCAGTACCAGAAATTACGAAGGTGAAGGAGAAGAAGGAGCATTTACAAAATAATCATTAACCACCATGGCAAAAATATCTGGAACCCAGGTCAACGTAGGTATAGGAATCGAAGCGACGGCAGGAACAGCGGTCGCCGCAACCGTGTTCCCCAAATGGGCGGAATTGTCCATGCAGGCGGTGTCCGACAAGACGATGCTCAAGTCCGCTCGCGGCATTCGTGCCGAGAGTTCTGACAGCCGCGTACGACGCCAGTACTCCAAGGGTTCGTTGGCCGTCATCCCCAACAACGTCAACTCGGTTCCCTTGTTCTATTTGGCACTCGGGAGTCTCTCGTCGTCTAGCATTTCAGACAGCGCCTACACCCACACGATAAGCGTCCAGGAAGCGAACGCGTCGATGAAAACCGGCACCGTGATTATTGAACAAGGCTCGGAGGTGACGGAGCGATTCGCAAACGTTGTCGTGGATACCCTCAACCTCGAAGTGAGCGACGATTACGCCAAACTCACGGCAGGCCTCATCGGCGCATACCCTGACACGTCTACCTTGACCGAGTCCTTCACCCAGCAGACCGAGTTTGCGTATTCCGACTACACCGCGAAATTCGGCACGTCGTTTTCCAACGCCTCGGGCGCATCCGCCACCCCACTCAAGGCCCTGTCCCTCAACATCAACAACAACATCCTGGTGGATGAAGCGTTTCTCTCGGGCGCTGTTACCCCGGTAGCAGGAGGCTTCGTCGGGGGGCGCCTATCTATCACCGGGTCCTACACCCTGCATTTCAACGGCACGACCGAGCTCGACAAGTACAAGGCCAACACCAAGAACGCAGTCATCATCACCTTTACCGGAGCGCTCATCGGCGCAAGCTCGACGCAGAGTCTCACTATCAAGCTCGGGAAGCTCATTCTGACTGCACCGCCAAAAGAGTACAATCTCGACGGCCTGGTCATCCTCAAACAGGAATTCAGCGTTGAGCACGATCCTACCGACGGCCTTATCAGCGTCATCGGGGTGAACACGACCGCAACCTACGCATGATCTGTATGGCAGAGCGCACCACACGAGAATTTCAAACCAATGGCGGCCACACGGTGGTGATGTACGACTACATCACTGGCGGAGAGTTTGAGCAGTTGATGAAGGCGATGCAGGTTGCCCCGACCGAAGGAAGCGGCGTCAACATCAGCGCCGCACTGGAGGCAAACCACCTCGCCTACAAGCTCCTGGTGCGCTCCATCGACGGGAACGCCGAGAACGTTCTCGACACCATCCTCGCACTCCCCCTCGCGGACTACACGGACATTCGTAACGTGGTGGAGGAGATGACCAGCGGGGATAAAAAAAAATAACCGAGGCCGTCAGTAGCTACATTTCCGGCTACGTCCGCGGTCCCATGCTGATCGCGGTTTTGTGTGAGAAGCTGGGGTGGGACTACCAGACCTACCTCGCGCAGCCACAATGGTTCCTCGACCTGCTGTTCAGCAAGTACGAGATCGACGCGAAGGAGGCGAGCAGCCAAACCCCCAAAACCTAACCTATGGCATTTGGAGCAGACCAATCACTCAGCATCGTAATCAAAGCCCGCGACGAAGCGAGTGCGGTTTTTAACAGTGTCCAGAAGAACGCTGCGCACCTCGGAGACAGGTTCAAAGCCGCAGAGGGTGCATCCCTCGCGTTTGCCGCAGGACTGGCAGCCAGCACCGCCGCCGTGGGGTATTTCGGCTACAGCGCGGTAAAGGCCGCCCAACAGCAGGAGGACGCGCAGGCCCGGCTCGCACACATCCTCAAGACCTCCCGCCAGGCATCCGACGAAAGCATCGCCTCGCTTATCAAGCAGGCGGACGCGCTGGAGAAAGTTGGCGTCGTATCGGGCGATATGATTGTCCAAGCCCAAGGAACGCTGGCCACGTTCGACCTCCAGGCAGAATCTATCCGCACGCTCGTGCCCGCCTTCCTGGACATGGTCGTCGCCGAGAAGGGCGTGAACGCGTCGATGGACGATATGACCTCATACGCGAACGCCTTGGGTGCCGCGTTGCAGGGCAACTACGCCGCACTCACCAAGCGTGGCTTCATTCTCGACGAAGATACCAAGCTGATGATCGAGAACGGCACGGAGTCGCAACGCATCGACGCCATCACCAAGGTTCTCAATTCCACCTACGAAGGCTTGAACCAGACCATGCGCTCGACCAGCCAGGGCGGCATGAAGGGCGTGCAAATGTCCCTGGAGCGGATAACGCAGAACATCGGCACCGAGCTGCTACCGGTCATCAACAACCTGGTCGGCGCGCTGGACTCCTTCACGCAGAACCAGCTCCCGGCCCTGATCGCCGGTATCGAACGGACGGTGCATTGGTTCAGTGAGCACCGATGGGCGCTGTACGTCGTCGCTGGAGCTATCGTCGGCGCGTTGGTCCCAGCGATCTACATGGCCACGGCAGCATTCGCAGCGCTGGTAATCACCTTAGCTCCGTTCATCATCGGCGGGGCAATCATCGGCGGCATCGTCGCGGGCATTATGTGGATTATCAAGCACTGGGATCTGATACGGGCCAAAGCATCGGAGACCTGGGAAGGGGTCGCGAGCGTCATCCGCAATGCCTGGCAGGGTATCGCCGACTTTGTCATGGAAAAAGTCCAGGCAGTCATCGACGCCTACAACCGCATGATTTCGGTTGTGTCCAAACCATTCACGTTCGCTGGCGGCGTCGTGTCCGGTGCCACGGGAGCGGTGGGCAATTTCTTCCAGAACCTCCCCCACTTTGAGCAGGGCGGCATCGTCCCCGGAGCGGCCGGCCAGGCCGTGCCCATTATCGCCCACGGGCAGGAGCGCGTCATACCAGCCGGTGCATCAAGTTCGTCCGGCGGCATCACCATCAATTTCAATAACGTGAGCGTCCGCAACGACGCTGATGTTCGGGCGCTGCGTGCAGAGTTCGAAGGGTATTTCCGACAAGTCCTGATGAACCGTAAACTTGCAATCTAGGTATGGCTCTGACTCTCACGATCGCTGGAACCGACTTTCTCCCACAATACGTCACCGGCTCGGCCAAAATCCGCGCGCGCCTCAACAGCGACGCGGACGAGCTACGCCTGACGCTGACCAAGAAGTCCGGCCAAAACACCCCCGAGGAAGGCCAGGAGATAGTCTTCAAAGATGGGGCGCGGTTCCTGTTCGCGGGCCACATCTCCCGCATCGACCCATCGGAGACCGGCGAAGGGCAGCTCATCACCTACCGTATCGAGGCGACGGACTACACCTACATCCTCATCAACAAAAACGCACAGATTTCCTACGAAAACCAAACGCTCGCGTATATCGTCGATGACCTGCTGACGCAGTATGTCGCGGCGGGATATGGCTTTACCCACGTCAACACCGAAACCGGGCCGACCATCAACACCATATCCTTCAACCACATATCTCTGCGCAAGGCGTTCGAAAAGCTATCCCAGGTCACGGGGTACGAGTGGTACGTGGATTACGAGAAGGATGTGCACTTCTTCGCCAAGACATCCAAACCCGCTCCCGAGGACTTCACCGACAGCACAGCCAACTTCGAAGAGGTGGATATGTCGGTTGACACATCCCAGGTGCGAAACTCCATCGTGGTACGCGGCGGACGGGAGGAAAGCTCCAGCTATATGGAGCAGGACTTCAAAGGTGACGGCGAGGCACGCGAGTGGATATTGCGCGAGAAGCCGAAAACGATGGTCGATATCCTGCTCGATACCGGCGGCGGCTTCGTCTCCCAGGCGTACGGCGTGGACGTGCTCAATGACGATACGGGCAACGACTTCATGTTCAACTACCAGGAGAAGTTCATCCGCGCCACCGCGACCACTACTACACCAAATACCTCAACAACCCTTCGCGCCCAGTTCTATTACGAGGTGCCGGTGCTGGTGAAAGTGACCTCGTCCACCTCCATAGCGGCGATGGCGGCGCTAGAAGGCGGTGACGGAAAGCACGAATACGTCATCACCCGGCCGGACGTGAAATCCAAGGCCGAAGCCCGCCGGCTCGCAGCCGAGCAGATCGCCGAGTGGGGCAACCCGCTTCTGACTGGACGGGTACGGACACGCACGGGCCTCTTGCAGGCAGGGTCGTATTTCGCGCCAGGCCAGGCACTGACCGTCAACATGCCGACCTGGGGTATCTCCACTGACACCGACTATCTCATCCAGGAGGTAGAGACGACGCTGACCGAGGACGGTTCGACCGTTGAGTATCATTACGAAATCACGTTCGGTGGCAGGCTCATCGGCATCCGAGAGTTCCTGGAGGGACTGGCGGGGGAGGAAAAGGTCATCCTGGACACCGAGGAAATCGACCGCATCGAAGGGTTCGAGGAAATCGTCACCGTAAGCGACAGCATCTCCCGAAACTCCGGCCTACGCAGTGTGACTGAGACCGTTACGGTTGCTGAATCACAGAGCGCCACCAACACCACGCCACCATTCAAGTGGAATTTCGGTGAGTCGATTTGGCTACCGTTCAGTGAAGGTTCCGGCTTGGGCGCAGCAGACAAGTCGGGCAACAACCTCCCGGCGGTGCTGGACGCCGGAGCGGCGTGGGTCACGAAGGCAGACGGCTTTTCGGAACTCGATTGCGACGGAACGGACATCGAGTTTGCGACGGTCGCAAGCTCCCCAAACCTGCTGGAAACGACAGACTTCACCATCATGGCGACCGTGCGAGCAGACGCCTCCACCAGCAACCAGTTCTTCGTTTGCCACTACAACTGGCGGTTTCTGGTAACGAGTGGAAAGATGCAATTCAGCACGGGACGCATGAATAACGCGGCAGGACCGACCTACAGCGCGACCGCTTTGGCAAACTTCACCCTCGGCCAGCACTACATTCTCACCGGCGTCTACGACACCGTGAACCAGCGGATACGGCTCTACATCGACGGGGTACTGCAACAGACTACCAGCATAGGAACGGACATCATCTGGCCGGACTACGGCAACTTCAACCTCATTTTCGGCAACTCAAAGCACGGTTCCGCAATCGGCCTGAATGGCGGGGTGGCAGATTTCCGAGGCTGGCAGCGGGTGCTTACCGACCTCGAAATAGCTTATGCCGTGGCAAACACGAGGAAGGTGTTGCAGGGATATGGACGATGGGGGGCGTTCGAGTGGGGATAGCATGAACGACGGGCGAGTCTAGTGATATACTCCAAGGTATATGGAACAACGCGAAGGCTTGAAAATCATCGGTCAACTCGACGCGTCAATCTTTGATATGCGCAGCCAGAAGGCGCAGGAACTGGAAGCAGCAATCCTGGCACACATCGCAAAACAACCCCTCCTTGACCCGGAACTCTACCGCGCGCGCTACCAAGACCTTGTAGGACAGCTCCGCCGCCTCTCCTTGGTGCGCGAGTACCAAGTGTCTAACTTGGTCACTACCGTAGGACGTTCGGTACTGGCTCAGCGCCTCGCCAACACCACCACTTACACCGGCATCATCAACTACGGAGCACTGGGTAGCAGTTCAACCGCTGTAGCCAATGGAGACACGCAGCTCGGCACGGAGGTGTTCCGCAAGGTCACCGCGTCCACCAGCTACACGACAAACGTCGCCTTTATCGACTTCTTCTACAGCAAATCGGACACGAACGGCACCTACCAAGAGTTCGGCACATTCATCGACGGCACTGGCAGCGCAAACTCCGGGCAGATATTCAACCACGCCCTCACGGGCGGCTGGACTAAAACATCCAGCGAATCCATGACCGTAAGTTGTACGTTCACTTTTTCATAACATGGCTACCGTAACCAAAAAAATCGGCTTCACCATTCAACTCGACGACGAGGCAATCGCTCCGGCCAGCCCCGAGGTGTTCATATTCCAACTCCTCAATCGCCTTGGCTACGAACACACCATCACCTCCATCACGATAGACGACACCACCCTTCCGATTGACAAACCCGAGGACTTGTCGAACCTCGAATTAAAAGAAGGTAAAGAACTCCGTAACACACCATGACTATAGGCGCTGGTAGCGACGCCCTTGCATCCGACTTCGACTTCCTTTTTGGCAGCATTCTTCCCTATGCGGGTCGAACGGCACCGAGCGCCAGTTGGAAAATCTGTGACGGCTCCGCGATAAGCCGGAGCACCTACGCCACGCTATTTACCACCATCTCTCCAAGCGTCGGGACGTTCACCGTCACCATAGCCTCTCCCGGCGTCTTTACGCTCAACTCACACGGTCTGGTGGCGGGGGACGCGGTGTACCTGACCACCACAGGGGCGCTACCAACCGGCCTCACCGCGAACACGATCTATTATGTGATCTCGGCTGGCCTGACCGCCAACGCGTTCGAACTCTCAACGTCGCGGGGTGGCGCAGCTATCAACACCAGCGGTTCGCAGAGCGGCACGCACACGCTCTATTTCTGCCCCTACGGCCTCGGAGACGGCTCCACGACATTCAACATTCCTGACCTCCGCCAGCGCGTCCCAGTGGGGTACAAGAGTGCAGATACCTACAACGGGTATCTCGGGCAGGCAGGCGGTGAACAAACGCACGTCCTCACCATCGCAGAAATGCCGGCCCACACACACGACTTGCACCTCGGGACCGGCGCGACCGGGGGCGATTTGCTCGGAGACTACAACACCGCCACCAACGATTCGGCCACAGACTCAGCCGGAAGCGGTGACCCACACAACAACCTCCAGCCATACGTCACGGTGAACTACATTATTCGTGTCCTTTAATCACCATGTCCGACACACCGTACAGCAACCGAGAGATAGACGGAAAACTCGACCTACTACGGGCCGAGCAATCGACCGCTCACGAACTGATGATGTCGAAGCTTGATGAGGTTGCAAAGACAACATTAAGCACACTGACGCAGGCGACCAAGACGAACGGTAGGGTCAATCGGCTTGAGAAGATCATGCTGGTAGTGGTGACCGCAATCATAGTTATCCTCACCATCAAATTCCCGGAGGTCGCAAAATTACTCACGATATTTATATAAACTACACACTGTATGCTGAAATTTCTATCTAACCTACTCGCGTTCTTTCGCCCATCAGTGCCAGCGGTCCCCAACCTGGGTGCGAACCTAGACACCCGGACGTACGAAGAGAAGACCAAGGACTACTACCACAGCGAGATTGTCGCAAGTACGGCGACCGTCACCTGGCCGGTGAAAAACTGGGCAGACTTCCGCCGGTTCGGCGTGCAGAACCAGGACGGCTCCAGCAGTTGCGTGTGGCACACGATGCGCAAGCTCCTACGAGTCCTCTTCAAGGTGAACCGTGGCATCGACCTGGATTTCTCTGCCACCTACGGCTACCGGCAGCGCAGCAACTACCCGGGCGAAGGCTCGATAGCGGACGATGCCTGGAGGCAAGCGGCCAAGGGCGTCACCCTCAACGCCGTGCTCCCGTCCGACAACCTCTCCGAATGGGAGATGAACAAAGCGGTCATCGACCAGTACCACCGAGACATCGCAGCGCCGTTCAAGGTCCCCAACTTCGTCCAATTCACCCGAGGCGATTTTGACACCGTCGTCTCCACCATCGCCCACACGAAGAAGGCGGTGATGGTGTGGTTCTACTTCACATCAGAGGAGTGGGGCCGCGACGTGCCGGTCATCCTCAACCCATCGCTCGGTCTCTACGAAAACCAGGCATTGAAACACTCGGTCGCTGCGGTGGACTACGGTATATTCAACGGCCAGCGGGGCATCTTTATCGAGGACAGCGCCCACTTTGGCGGGAAGTCCGAGCGGTTCATCACCGATGAGTTCTTCAAAGCTCGGAACTGGTACGCCGCTTACCCCATCAATTTCGTGTTCGAGGCCAACCACGACGCGGAGCCAGCCACCAAGCCACGCTACGACGGCTCAATCAAGTCACTCCAGGACTGCCTGAAGGCCGAGGGACTGTTCCCAACGAACGTGGACTCGACCGGGGTGCTGGGCGCCATCACCACCAAAGCCATCAAAGGCTTCCAGCTAAAATATGGGATTGAGCAGGTAGGCACGGTGGGTCCAAAGACCCAAGCCAAACTACGAGAGCTATATTCGTAGGTGTTGATAGCGGCCTACTACCCCTCCAAGGGGGTATATAATGGCAGCATGAACCTAATAAACACTATCGTTGAGTGGGTGGTATTCTCCTCCAAGGACCCGGCAAGGATTTCGCTCACGGTGCGCGGTATTTTGGTGGGTGTGGTACCCTTTATCATCGCTGGAGCAGGATTGGCCGACATCAACGTCGGGCCAGACGAACTGAACGGCATCGTCGATGGAATTATCTTTCTTATCCAGGCATTCCTGACATTCGTCGCAGCAGGTATGACAGTGTGGGGTCTAGTGAGAAAACTTCTGAACACCATCAAGGTGCACCAGGAAGTGATGCACCGATAGCTCTTCTCACGTCCCTACCCACCAGGGAACATACATCGCGCCCCAAGCGCCGGTTTACTCATCGCCGGCTTCTGTGTGCGCAGGTGGACGCCCGGTTTCGACCCCGGGGTCACACGTCGCCCAAAGGGATGCTTTTGTACTACTCAACCATCTCTGTGTATGCTCGCTGGTGAGTGGGGGCGTACAACACAGAAACCCCATCAATGACGATGGGGTTTCTTGTGACAGAGTAACCTTGAGAGCAAGAGCACCTACCAACAGTATACACCGAAATGTGTTGTATAATATCCCCAGATAGTAGGGTAGGTACCATGCGTCTATCTGAACTCTGCCACCTTGAGGGTTGCGGGAAGTCTCACGGCTTCACCGCGAGCCATATGGTCGGTTCTACCCGCCACAACTTCTGCTGCCTCAACCACCAACAGGTCTTCATCGCTATGACCGCACGGAGGTCTTCCAATGGCAAAGAAACTGCGCCGTATGTGGAAAGCCATACTTCACCGAGTAGTGCAGGAGCATAACCATGCCTAGCGCACAACACCAGCGTGAATGGAGAGCACGAAATGCGCCCATCAAAACCATCGTGGCCGCCCCCAGACCACCCAACACGTGCGACGGCTGCCAGCGACCTCTGGCCACCAAGGTCGTCTACCTCGCCCGCAAGCCCACCAGGCGCTACCACCGCGCCTGCCACCCCGCGTTTGCCGTGGCCGACCACGTCTGACGACCATCGCTTTGACGTCGTCTAGCCCCTTCTCGGGGGCTTTTTTTCTTTAGAAAGCAGTTGATGCGTGACGACCGAATTGACTTTCATAATGTCTGGCAACCAGCGAATGAGGATGTACCTTTAGAAAGGAGCCGAACTTGACGATGGCCATACTCCTGATTGCATGATCGTTAACCGTGGACCCTTGACCAGATAGTCGCATAAGTTGCCTGACAAGATTACATAGGATCGCATCGACAAGGTGACCGAAGCAATGCCTGCAAGACTCTACATTTATAGGTGATCTTGTACTAAATTTTGTAGACCGTCCGGAATTTATTTCACGTAGTCGCTGTTTAATATAAGCGTTATCTACCTGTATCCCCAGTTCCTTGTCCTTAAATTGCAGAACCCTCCTCGGCTTATCTCTTGGTATCACCGATTGGTTAAAAGCGGACGCTAGTGCGTCGCTGCGCACCACCCGCTTAAGCGCTCGTCCCGCGCCCTCCAAAAATCTCCGTTGCTTGTTGCTCTCGGGTAGGACGGGGGTGAGCTTCCACGGCACGTTCGGGTTCTTGCGGACGAAATCCAGGAATATGGCGGTGTTGCGCTGGCCGAGGTTGAGACCCCGACCGTCCGGGCGGCAGATGAACATCATACGTTAGAACGGTACGCTCGAATCCTCATCTTCCTCCGGGTACTCGATAGTAGGTTCCTCCTTTGGAGCCAGGTTCGGTTTCTCCGGCTTCCACGTATTCAACTCGCAGTAGATATTACCCTTGCTCGACCGCTTCACGTCGATGTTCACGCCCCCACTGTTGGTGTTGTGCTCATCTAGGAACGCCTTGAAGTCATCAACCTTTACCCATATCCGCCCTATCACATACTCTGGAGCGTTCTCACTTGGTTCACGGAAATTCAAACCGTTTGCGAAGATTTTTTCAGTAGCCATGTTAGTTTTTAGGCAATGCCTCTAGTTGCTTAATAATCGCATCGTAGTTGTGCTCTTCCAGCGAAAGGCCAGTGACCTCCAAGACGTAGTGTGCGTACTCCTCGGGGGTTTCCAGTGGCATCAAGGCTATCTCGTTGCAGAGCTTGGCGATGAGCTTCTTTTTTGCAAGTCGCTGTTGCTCGATGGACTTCGGCGGCTGTGGCTTGGTCGCAGGTGCGGCAGGTTTGGCCGCTGGACGAGCTGGCGTGCGTTCTGCGGGCTTTTGCGGGGCGCTCGCGGTATTCCCGTCGTCATCGTCTTCGGTGGCTATGCCAAGGACAGCAGAGAGCGCGTAGCGACGCAGGTAGGTGATAGCGGAGCCGTGGCCTTGGGGCGTTGGGTCTTTGATAACCAGCTTTGTGTGGGCAGACATCCACTGACCCGAGGAGTGCATGAGGATGGTGGTGAGGCCGTCATCGTCGGGGAACTGTGAGAATGACAGACCGGCAGCCGCCAGGTGCGGCCGGATAGTCGTAACCACGTTTTCGAGAGACGCGTATTTGCTCTTGAAGAAAGGGTTCGTACTGTCCTTTACGATGTTCCCGACCTTTTCTTGGAATGTTGCGAGGGCTTTTGATAGCTCCTCTATTTTTTCAGAATGTTGCATACTATTCGTCTTTAGATGCTTTCGCACCTCGCACGCTGATAAATTCAGTCTCTACCAACTCAAAGCCTTGTGGCATCTCTTCAACCTTGGCGAGCCTTGTTGCTACCATGCGTCTGTCTATTGAGATTGCTCTGTTTTCGATAGCCCAGCGTAGTGCCAGAGCATCGTTGATGATGTTGACCCCTTTACGCTTTGAGAGGATGTAACTCTCGCCAGCATCGGTCTTTATGCTCGCCAGACCCTCCTTTTTTAAGTCGGCTATGAGGGAGAGTTGTAGGTCCTCGCGCTGGGTTTTGAGCGCGTCTGTTTGCGCCTTTGCCGCCGCCTCAATCTCGCTTATTTGTGCACGGATTGCTGCGAGCTGTTCTGCGTTTCCCTTGATACGTTCGATGATTTTGCTCATATATTTTAACTATTACGGCAGCATTGATGCTGCGAACCTGATAATGTTGTTCCCGAACACATACCGCGCGGTTGGCGACCACTTCTGTGATGGAAGTTCCTTGCGCATCACCTCGCGGTCTTGAACTGGCGTGACTAGCTTGTTGAGTATCCGGTCTTCAAACTCTACCCGCTCCTGGATGATTTCCTTCGTGGTGAGAGGCCATCCGAGCTTCTTTGCTTGAGTTATCGCGTCCATACCGTGAGTGGTCGCCCCTCCTTATCCTCGAACGCTCCGGTGGCTATCATCAGTAGGTCGATGAATACCCACACGATGTTGACCAAAAGTCCGATAATGGAGATGGTGAGAAGAAACTGTGCGATGCCGGTGCCGACCTTGCCGCAGTACATGCGGTGTACACCGAACCCTCCGAACAGAAACACGAGAACCAGTGCTATCAGTCTGAGCTTTGGTGATGGTTGCTGCAT